TACTAAGGATTTCTAGGCAGTATTGAAAGTTACCATCCGAATTAATAAATGTTCTATACGGAAGCCATGTTTGTCTAAATGGTTCCCAATAACTAGCATCTGCTCTTGTAAGCATACCTGCTGCAAAATAAGAGCACATCGTAACTGTGTTTCTGTTGTCTTTAAACCCTATGGCATTGAAACAAGCCCACATTATAGTTAATAATGATTGCGTTTCATTGCAACCTAACCAACTTGTAAAAATACTAATAGGGAATCTAATATCTTTTAGCATACCTAATCCATCGGTAGCATTAAAAGAAACTATCTTTCTACCTGTGGAATAAGAAATAGAAACGTTATCATTTATTACAAACCCAACCCATTCTATTACCCCATTAACAAACATTTCTACATATAGGTATCTGTCGTTAATGTTGGTAAAATCTATCATGTTAGCAGTATTGTCAGTAAAATCTACTGAAATACCCATTTGTGAGGCAAATATAGGCTCAAACGGATCGTCTGATTGTGGAATGTACTGAAGGTTTACATCAACCCCTTGAAGGGAAATAACGCTTCCTACATAGCTATCTTGCCATATTTTAACCAACACATCTTTGTCTGCTCTTGTTGCGTAGGTTATTTGATATTTTTGTCCGTATGCCATTACTATCTTCTAAGTGTTAAAGATGAATTAGAACGTTGCAAAGCTAAAACTAAATCATTTCCTCTTAAAACAAACTCACCATTTCCGCCACCACCAATCATTGACTTCAATTTGTCTAAAGGAGCTACTACCTCAGGGTTATGTTTAGCACCTGGATATTCACCCATTAAACCATAAGTCGGTCCACTAACAATACCACCATCTGCAAATTTTTTAGTTTCAAATAGGTTTTTACCTAATCCCATTCCTTGACTAACCAAAGAACCAAATAATTTAAACGCTTCAGTTGGTTTTGCTAATCCTATTGCAGATAGTAATAATACTGCAATACCAGCAGATATGATAACTTTTGCTAGTTGTTTTAATAAATCTTGAAAAGCTGAAGTCAATACATCCCCAAGACTAGCACCTTTGTCTATTAGCATATCTAAAGATGGTCCTAATGCTGACATTATACCATTTCCTAATTGAAGTAAATTTTCAAAATTAGCTTTAGCTTGTTGATATATAGTATCGTTTTGTTGTTGTATTAAATCTTGAATAGCTTTAGAATACTGAACAGTTCCAATAAGACCTGCTTTAAATTCTTCATCTAATTTAACCCTCATGTTAGCTTGGGCTTGTTTTATTTTCTCAAAACTACCATCGGCTAAACTAACTTCAGTTTGATATTGTTCTTTTATTATACCAATTCTTCTTTTAGACGTTTCATCCAAAATTTTAATTTGTTCATCTAAATTGCCTTTAGTTTGTTTAAGTAGTGGCTCTGTAATGGGTTCTATATTTCCTCCAGCTAATGCCACACCCTTAGCAATACGAGCAGCTAATTTATCAACTTTTGTTTTTGCTTTTTTTAAAGGTTCCGCATCTAAACCAATAGATTGAGATGCGGATTCTGTATATAATCCTTGCAACCTTTTAAGTTCTCTATCTATTACATCTACAAATGATTTTATTTTGTTTTCTTGCTCTCTAATACCACCCACACTAGCATCAATTAATCCTTTTAAATTTTTAGCAGATGAAGGAAACGCTTTTACAAAATTTACAGCAGCTTGGATTCTTGCGGTTTTTTGTAATGCTAATTGGTATAATTCTTCGTCTTTGGCAAATTTTTCAGCAGATAGTTTATTTATTTTACTTGCTATTGCAGTAGCTTTGGCTCTTTCTATTATTGATGTTTTAACACCATCAACGGCTGTAGCAACATTGCCATTAAGTATTTTTTCTTTATCTAAATTGCCAAAATATAAAGGATATTCATCTTGTAATTTTTTAACAGCAATCAATCTTTTCTGCATTGAAATTTCATGATTACTCGCAATAGAAACCAATGCGTTCATTTTTGCTATTTCCTCACTAGATGAACCCATTGATGATTTAAGAGTTTCATTGTAGTCTTTTTGAGCATCATTTAGTGCATTTGTACTATTTTTAACTTTAAATAAACCAGCATCCCATGCCGTAAATAAAGCAATAACAGCAGAACCTACCAAGTATAATGGACCAGCTACTCCTGCTATTCCACCCATAAGAGCAGGCAAGTTATTTTGAATACCCCTAAATCCGTAAGGTAAATCTTGAACAACTAACGCAAGGTTAGTCCATTGTTGATTAGATTTTTTTAAAGAAGAATCGCCACTATCTAATGATTGAGCTAATTTATTATAACTAGCCATCATTTCTTTTATTTTTTTATCAGCAGGATCAAGTCCATTAGCAACAAGCCTAACCATCTCTTTTTCAAGAGCCTCTAAGTGTTTTTGTGTATTTTTAGTTGTTTCACCAAATAGTTTAGAGGATGCTTCAATTCTTTTTATTGTTTCAGAAAACCTGTCCTCTGCACTTATGACAATTTTAACACCTTCTTCGTTAGCCATTATATTATAGGTTTAATATTTTCGTATTTTTTCAAAACTTGATTTAATTCTTCTTTAGTCATTACTCTTTGTTTCACAAAGTTACGATTATCACAATCTAGTTCAAGTAGGTCTTTAGGCTTTACTTTTTTACCTTTAGGTAGTTGGATATTAACCAATATTGTAGTTTGCCACCTTATTTTTAACCATTCTTGCTCTTCCTTATGTCTATATCCATACCACACAAAATCTAACTCAGCCATGGTCATATCCCAAAACAAATGGGGAAGTATTTGACACTCCCCCATTGTATATCTTTCTATATCAATCCACTCTAATTTTTTTTTACTCCATCCTTTTTACTTGACTTTGTTGACTTTTCTTCTATGCCACTATTCATGCTTTCTGCAAGTATTGTCATTACATCTTGTAATTTTTGTCCACCCATGCCACCCATATCATCTATCCAATCGCATATTTCAATATCTGTAAAATTTGGAGTAATACCTTGTGAATACAATGGATATTCAGCAGCAGATTTTAACAAGTTAACAATGGCATCAAGTGAGTTTTTACCACTTAAAGTTTCTCCCATTTCAGAAGGTCCAATTCCTTGTAATTGACAGAATCTTTTAAGACTCCATGTGCAAAAACGTAGTGGTATCTTCTTTCCATCGGAAAGAGTTAATTCAAAATGTCCTCTCATATAATTGGTTTTGGTTTTATTAAGAGTTGGTTCCGATAGTTAACGGACCAGTTCCTTTGAAAGAAACTGAATAAGTAACTGGATTCTCCATATCAGCAGTCATGTCAACGCTTTCAATAAACGCAGAACCTGAATAGATAGTATCACCTGTTACTGGAGTTACACCACCAACTGTAGAGTTATCTACTGTAGTAAATTTAACTGTTACAGCAGCTCTAGCGATTGCTAAGTTGTTTAACTCTGTAGTGCTAATATAAGTAGCAACTGAACCAGGTACTACTGTAGCCAATCCGTCAGTTGTTAAAGACCATGATCTTTGACCACCAATCTCATCAGCCCATCCTAAGCTTTGCTTAGTAGAAGCATCAGGAGTATCGATAGCTAAACTTAAAGAACAAGAGGTAGCATATCCTATTACTTCTGTTCCAATTAGAACTACTAATGAAGTTCCGTTAAATACACTTGTTGTTGCCATTTTATTTTTATTTTTCTTTTATGTTAATTGATTCACAAAATGATTTACTGTTATAACCCTTCTAAACACATAAGACTCATTTACATAATCAAAGGTAGCAATATTACTTACAAGGTTGCAAGTAACTACTTTAAAGTTAGGTGCTGTATTTGGGTAGTTAGGAGGTCTTACTCCTATGATTCCTAACAATTCATTAGCGTAATCATCTACCGTTTTTTGCCCTACTTCACCTGCCTTAGATGTTGTATAAACTATGTCAAATTGGATGCTAACGTTAAAAGCAAAACTTTGCTTATTGCTATTATCCACTTGTGTTTGGCTACTGATAATCAAATAAGGAGGTTCTACTGTGTCAGGTGCTATGGTATCATAAGCAGCTAATGAGTAGGATGCCGAAATAAACTTATCGTAATAAGCCTTCCTTAATGTATATCCGCAGTCCTTCATTTTGGTACAAATTTAATGAAATATATTTATATCTTTATTTGCTTTAGTTTATTAAGCATTTTGGTATATACCTCGCTATAGGAATTAAACATAAATGGTTTATATGGTCTTCCTATAACTTGTTTTTTCCTTTTAAAGGTAAAGGCGTAATCTTTGAGTTTGCCATCATTTACGTTAACATAAGGCGGAATACCAAAGTTTTCGCCTGTACCAAATTCCACATAAGGGGCATAATGTGCACTTGCATAAACAGATGCTCCTTCTGCTTTTGTATAAAGTGAGTAGCCTATGGAGTTTTTTAATACCCCTGTTTGCACTGGAACTTTGGATTTTGCTAATTTAGATATTTCTATAACAGTTTCGTTAATAGCTTCTGTATATTGTTCTGCTATTTTGCTGTGTGATTCTTTTATCCTTTTTTCAAGAAAATCAAGACCTTTTACTTTTACATTAAATGCTCCCATTACTTTAAAGCTGAACAAGAAATTAAATAATATTGGTGCAAATCATTTTCATCAATAATAGAATTAATCATATAATTCCTTGATTTATAGGTAATTACAAGAGCATTGGTAAATGTCTTTTCGTTTGTAAACCTAATTCTAAAAGTGATAGTGTCGTTTATGTTGTCCTTTCCTGCTATGTTAGTTCTGTTATTAGTATCTACAACTACTTGAGCCCATGAAGTATAATAGGTAGATAGGGTGTTTACGAACCCCCCAGCACCATCAGATACCCCTGTTTTGCTCTTAAACGTAATCCTTTGTCTAAATTGACTAATCATTATATGAAGTAGTTTATTCTTTTATATGGCTGTACAAGCTCATATGCGGTCATTTGTAGCTCGTTTAGCTTGTCGTTTGGACTCTCAGATGCTCTGTAGTCATAGAGGTCAGCCACGAGCTTTAAAATGGCATTGTAGATGCTATCAGGAAGTGTGGTAAAACCACAAGTGTAAGTAAACCTGTATTCTCTTTGAGGATAACTTACCATATACACCTTTTTGTAAACATCCCCTAAAATATAATAATCTCCATCTAATGTCAATTCTACCCAGCTACTATTGTCGTAATATTCAACTTTTGTAATACTATTTATAGGTGCGTATGGAGGTTCAATAAAGAAATCTACATAAGCAACCACTTTTAAAGTTCTAGGCGAAAACGCACTTCCTGCATATTGCTCTAGTCTTTTTATCGCAGAATCTATTAGACTTTGAATCAAAGCATCGTCTTCGTTAAAATCAACCCTTAGGTAATTCTTAGCATCTGCTAATGTGACAAGGGTTGCGGTTGGTTCAACGATTGTCGAAATATCTCTAACTATTTGCATTATGCCTAATTTTTACAAAAATACTTAAAATTTAATGTAAACAAAAAGGGGTAGTTTTTAGCTACCCCTTATATTATAATCTAATTACAGATTAAGCAACATTACCAAAATCTCCGTACACGAATGCACCAGAGTAGTAGATTGGGAATGCAATACGAGCTTCAACACGAACTGTGATTAAGTTCTTTGTGAAGTTATCTCCATCAAATTCAGAGAATTGAACAGAAATACCTTGATTTTGCATGATTTGAGCACCCATAGCCCAGTCACCTACTAAGAACTTATCAACTGCAATAGCTGTTGATTTGTACAAAGGAACACCAGCAATAGATACGCTACCATCAGTTGTAACAACTGTAGAAGCTGGTAAGCTATAAGCAGCATTTGTATTCTTTGTGTTCATAATAGCAGCCCAGTCAAGAGGGTTAACTAAAATACCAGTAGCAGAATAGTTAGTATTTTCTAATTGAGCAATAGCTTGAACTAATTGTTCAACATCTACTGTAGCAGCACCAGTTGCAGCAGCAGCTACACCTGTAATACCTTGTAAATTAGGAGCAGTACCATCACCGCTTAATAATTGAGCATCTTCAGCAACTAAATACTTTTCTAACAAACGAGATTGTAAGAAAGAAGTCATTGCAGGTATGTCATCTAACATTTGGCGAGAGATACGAACATAACCAGCGATATATTGAGCAGGAGCATTAGCCATTGTGATATCGAAATCAACTTGAGCTTTAGAGCTACCTTGAGTTTGAGCTGCTGGAGCACCTTCTCCACCACTTTCATAAGGGAAAGTAAATAAACCTTGATTGATTGTACCGATTGGTAACAAACTTCTTAAATGCACCTTACGAGAAGGTAAACCATAAACTTGATTTGCATATTGACGAGGGATATCACCTGTTAAGTTTGTAGCTTCTAACATAGTACCTACAGTCTTAGTGTCCATGATAAATCCAGCTCTTTTTTGCTCTCCACGAGCTAATTTTGCTAAACTATCTACGTTACTTTCGATAGATTCAGCAAGGGTTGCATTGAACCCTTTTACTTGATTTTGATTCATTGTCTTACGATTGCTTTTTGCTTCTAATTTCTCGATTTCATCTTTAACAACTGAGATTTGAGATTTTAACTCAGCGTTTTCATTTTTTAGGGCTTCGATTGATCCGTTTACACCTTCGAACTTTTCAGTTACTTCAGTTTTCACGCTTTCGAAACCACTTTTGATTTCTTCTAACATCTTAATTAAAGATTTTAAATGATTGTAAATATTTCACAATTTCCATCTCAGCCTTAACGTTCGGATTATCGACTTCTTCCAATGCTTTTTCAAGCGGTTGTGAACCTTCGTTAATTGAATCTTTGTTTTCGATTTCAGATAGATATTGCTGTAATTGCTTGAGCCTCAACTCTAACAATTCAAATGTAGCGTCTGTAAAATTGCCTGTTCTTAAAGACTTAATCGTTTTATTGATTTCATCGTTAATATCAGCCTTAGTTTCAGACTTAACACTTACTGTTGGAGTATTAGCATTGGCTCCCCATAATACGGATGAGCCTTCATACAATTTGATTTCTGTGATTTCATTGAACTGACCTTTGGCTTGTGCTTTAACAGTTTGGAAGCCAATAGAATGTTCTGTGATATGACCTGCTTTGTATAATTCATACAAGTCGTTTCCTAATGTAGTATTAGGTAATTTTACTTGAGCTTTTAAACCAAAAGCATCTTCTTGCATAGAAAATGGTTTAGCAATAGGCTTGTCAGTAGAATGGTTCATTAAATGCCATACTCTGTTTTTACCTTGTGGTCCATTTTCTTTTAGGGTTTTAGTAAAAGCACCTGGAGTGATAATATCCCCATCGCTATCTACGTTACCAAAAGCAGAATAATAGACAGTAATGGTTCTACTGCTATCCTCCATATCTATTGGAGCTGCGTCTAAAGACTTTTTGTTATAAAAATTACTCATATTTATTTGTTTAAGCGATATACACCGTACAGCATCGGCAGTTGCAGTTGTTCCTTGCTCCGCCATTAGCGTCATGTGCGTATTGCATTTCTATTACACCATAATCAGGAGTGTTTACTAAGAATGGTTGATTAACTTCTATTCTTACACCTCCTGTGTCAGGGTTGGTTTGATTATCCAAAGCTCTGTGCCAATATCTAGGCAATCCACTCTTTGTAGGATACTCGGCAGCAACCCATTGTTTTAGCAAAGGTATGTTAACTTTTTGTGCTGCTCCTATCGCACCTGTGCTTAAAGCTTGATGTGATTCGGTTCTAGCAATCATTAAACTCCTTGCGTTGTTGATGGTTCCATCTTTCAAAAGTTGAATAGCCATTTTATTGACTTCATCATTTGTAAGATTATGCTCTATTCCGTACTTGATTGCACCATTTAATATCCTTGCAATCTCGCTATCGGTTGTGTTTTGTATGCCATACATTTTCGGTCCACTATAAGTAGTCCAATATGAAAGCATAAAAGCTAACCAATCTTTAAAAATGCCTTCAAGATTAAAATCTATCGAGTCATCTTTTTTATACTTGTCAAATATCTTCTCATACCTCATTGCGGTATATCCACCCACTCCTTCGTACAAAGTTCGTAAAATATTTGAAACTTTGCCTGTGCTGAAAAATGTCTTTCGTTGATTCACTACTTGTTGTGCCCCTAACTCATGTACCAACTGTGCAGCTTTATTAAAATCATGCTGAAGTGCCTCCTGTATTTTTGGTCGGTACTCAGTAATTGATTTCCTTGCAATTTTTTGTTGCAAGTTGAACTGTTGTGATGGGTATATGATTTTTGACATTAACCATTACTTTTAGCATCTATTTTCTCAAGCATTTTACCTGCTGCTGTAAATACGGCGTCTAAGCCTTGTTGAGCAGAACGTTGTCTGATAGCAATCAAACCTGCTCTATCCACAGTCTTAAAATCAGAAGTGTACACATAGTGATAATGGTCTTTAGTCTTAGGATCAGCTTGGCTGTTAATTCCTAAATGCCATTTACCATACGCTTCTATTCCGTTAGCATCTATATAATCATTTTCTTCTTGTGAAGTAGGATGATTCCATGTGCTTGGCTTTATTACATCTCCACTAGCAATTAAAGAATTTGCATGAGCAATCCCACTAGGGTTTGTCTTGTCTGTCTTTTTTTGCTCCAATTCGCTTAAAGCTTTTGCTAAAGCGTCAAATGATTTTAATTCCATTAGTCTAAAGTTAAAAGGTAAATTGTTTCTGCTATAAGTTGAGCTACTTCATCTACTTGGTTTTGTATCCAAGATTCTTGAAAAATGGTTTTTCTTTCGGTTTGTATGTAATTATATAACTCTTGAAAATATGCTATTACTGTTTCGCAATCCACATAGTCTTTTATTGTTTGCACAGAATATCCTGTAGGTCTTCCATAGATACCACTTGCACTTTCCACTAAACCATCCACAATCTCAACAATCTCATCATAAAAATTGTTAAGTGCTTTATGACAAGCTAAATCATCTGTTTGATGATGCCATACTATAGCTTGTTGTTTAGAACTGTGTAATTGTGATATAAATTCTACGAATGTTGCCATGATTATTATTTTACTGGTGGGATATTATAATCTCCTTGTTGTTGTGCGTTAGTAGGATCTTGAAGCATAGTAATCTCTGCGATTGGTAAATAACCAGCAGGAATATAAATCTCATCCATTGTTTGGTCATGTACTGTGTCATAACGCATAGCTGCTCTTTTCTCGTTAGGGGTAATCCACCATGATTGAGATAAGATAGCACTTAACTCCTTCATGTCCTCTTGCAATTCAGGGAATACTGTAATATCAAAATCGATATAGTAGTCTTTACCCATTTCATTTGCAAAGAATCTATTGAAAGCATCACGAAGCAATACTAACTCAGGAAGTACCACTTGGGTTAACATTTCCTTCTTAGCTTCCTTCATGTTGTTATAAGTCTTGTTATCAGGATCGTTAAACAACGCTGAGTTTACTCCGAATACGTTACAAAGTTCTCTAAGGGTAATCTTTTCTGATTCTAAGATTTGTAAATCTACAGGACTCATTCCCATATTCACCCATCCCAATTTAGCTCCTGCTATTAAGATGTTACCTGCGTTCTTTGCGATTCTTCCTTTAGTTCCGTATTGATTGTAGAAATCTTCTTTTAGTTTACCAGCTTGTTCAGGTCCGAAGTCATTAGACTCATCTGCAAACAAGATACCTTTCGGTCCCTGGTTTTGTAACATACCTACAGAGGTATCCTTAGCATCGTTACTACGTTGAATAGTTCTGTAAGCAGCTTGTAAAGGCGAAAGTCCATATAATTGTTGTGCATTAGTATTAAATAGGGGGTTGAAGTATTTTAGATGAATTACATCTTCTTTTGCTAACTTATCCCACCCAACTAGAGTAAACTGATAGCCTTCAACCCCATTGATTGTACCATCGCTGATAATTGCGATCCATTGAGGTGGGAGTGTAACTAATTCGCTAACCTTTCCGTTTGATAATCTATTCGCCCATATGTAAGAGTTACCTGTGATAAGTTTATAGCCAATCACATTCTCTAGCAACTCAGAAAACGATTGATACTCGTTAGGTGATTCTAAAAGTCTGTTTAGGGGAGAATCTGCAATCTCATCAACTGCCTTCACCCTGATTAATTCAGCTTTCGCAACATCTTTAAGACTTTCCACGTTATTCATGGTAGCCTTGTATCTGTTCAGTTCTTTTTTATTCTTAATCTTATAGACATAGAATGGTACAGTAGAAACTGTTTTAGAAATACGCTTTACTACAGAATACACTTCAGAGTTAAGAGTATAATCTTGTACGAACTTCTGATAATCTAAATTAGGATAGATTGGTCTTCCTCCGATAATCCCACCAAAATTTGGAAGTGGATTGCTTGTAGCGTTCCTCGATGCTGCCTTTTGACTAAAAGGGTTAATCGAAGATAATATGTCCGTTATCTTCACTATATGATATTTTTACAAAAGTAACAAATTTTTAACCTAAACAATCCAACCTCTTTTTGGTTTTGCATATTTTGTGTATATAGCATACCTCATAGCATCCATTAAGTGGTCACGAAATTTCACAGGCTCATCCAAAGTATTGCCATCATGATCCGTTTTCCATTTGTAGTTTTTAATCTCATCTAGCAAATCCAAAGATTCTGATTTTACATACAATGGGAATGATTTTACCTTATTGATTCCTGCGAACACATCCTTGATGGCAGGTTTTAAATTGAACCCAGCCTTGTTTACTTCAGCTATCGTCTTGGGTTCGGCAGCATCTGCGAATATCTCATCTCTACGAGATAATCCCATTGATTTTAGTTTGTCTATTAGTAGGGATGTTGACATTTTGGTGTCGTAGATAAGTTGTTCGACATAAATCTCGCCATCGTAGTGTTTGCACCTTACAAGGGCTGTTTGGTTGTTATAACCAAAGTCAAGTCCGTAAAATACCTCTCCACCCTCAGGAAAACTTCTTCTTCTTCTCCAATGGCTATAAATCGTAGCTTCACTAATTGCCCTTTCTCCAAGTCCATAAACCCTCCAATATTCATGGTCGGCATCTTTTAGCCTTTCAATCTCCGACACAATAGCTTTATCCAAAAACGGATTGTCTTTGTATGTCGTGATGGTAAAGTCGGCATCCTCTCTAGGAATTACCTTGTCGTAAATCCAAGAGTAATAATCGGAAGGGTTATAGTCAATTACTATTTTGTCAGTAGTACGAAGGGATAATTGCATCCAAGACTCGTAATTTACCTCGTTTGCTTCGTTTATAAACAAATAGTGTCTTTTACGACCTCTAATCTTCTGAGGTTGGTCAGTAGATACGAACTCCACCGTATTTCCATTCAGGAAGTATAGATTCTCGGATTTATTGTGCTTATCCTCTGAATACAGCTTGTATTTAGATAAAATCTCTATAAAATCCCTCATGACCGAACCTTTGATGGAAGGAAGGGATGAACGGCAGATGGTTAGGGTTTTGCCTTTCTCTTGTAGTAGTCTTACTATAAACCAGGTTAGAACATTATAGGTTTTGCCTGATCTTGTCCCCCCTTGCATAACAGAGATTCTTTTTTTCGAGTTCTGTAAAACCTCGAACACTACGTTGGTGGTTACGTTCATAGGAAAAAAATTAAAATTTTGGTTTGCTCAAGGCAAAGCTAATCTTTTTCGTTTTATAGGAAGGTATACCCACCATAAAGTGCATTATTTGACACTAATGATGGCATAATCAGTCATAAAATGCACAATCAAAAGTGCAATATGTCGCACAAAATGCAATAATGTGTTGCAAAAGGGACTAAAAGTGTCGTAAAAGTGCGTTTTATGACACATTATTGTGAAAAAATTACAAAAATGATTGTTTTGGCAAGTTATAGCTTTACTTTATTCTGCCAAATGTCAAGTTATAGCTTGATTTTATATGTTGCACTTTAGTACAACAAAGTTCTCTATTTGCGAACTTTTATAATCTAGGTACAACAATAGTTTATAATTTCCGTAATTGTCGTAGTAATACTA